CCACTCAAATTTATGTACCATGTTTGGTTCTTCATTGTTAAGCCAATGACTAGCACTCCAGCTATCAGCTTCTACATTTCCTCCCGGCATTTTATACATCCGGCCATACTTTTTACCCTTGTGCAAATGACAGTAGAATGTTTTTTTATTAACCATTACCTTGCCTCCGCCTAACCAGGTCTTGAAACATATCTCCTGGCTCTCCTGGGCGAATTGTCCATAGCCTTCTTCATGCAAGCCGTGTAGGAAGTTGTCGAAATAGTCTTTGGCCATAAAATAGCAACTGCCTTGAATTGAGGGCGTTTCGTCTATATCGTAGCCATTTAATCTTTCATCCCTCCGTTGTCGCCACTCCACGCCGTGAGTGCCATCGTCGTTAGCCTTGCCCTTTCTGGGAAAATCCGTATACATATAATCAATCGGATATTTATTATCGGTTCTTTCTTCTATTTTCCACTCTTCTGCGTTAAGCGCGTACCTTCTGGGGATCTGTACCCAATTATTCTCTAGGTGGCTATCAATTAAGATTCTTCCGAAGTTTTCTCCGAAGGCACAGTGATCGTCTGTTTTGAGAATATACTTACCTTTGGCCAACTTAACACAATTATTTATTCCCTGCCTAAGTCCTATTGGGATTGGGGGATGGATATAGTGAACTCTGACATCCTCAACTAATGGCAAGGGCCATTTTTCATCGATATTAACAACCACCTCTACTTCACATCCAGCATTTTTTAAGACATCCTGAATGGTTTTGGTGGTAAAAGGCGAGTTGCGATTTGGTATAACTACTGACAATTCGATCATTTTAATTAGGTTCAGTTATCACAATCCAGTCCTGCCCATCCATGTCCCCATCATTTATTAACCAGCCGTGAAAACTATTGTTGGTAAAAATAGTTAATTTAAAATCTTTCATCAAACAATAGTCTTTGTTTCTCCAAGAAATTCTTCTAACTTTCTTGCCCTCATATATTCGGTGCAAAGCATTGAAGAAGCTCATAGTCATGGCCCCCCCATTACTACTAGCTGGCGCCGGGGTTAATGTATCTTCCATACTAATCACCTCCTTTCGATTTAGATTCACTCACTTTCAAACTTTCTAACCTTTGAATATATTCGTCTATGGCTCGGCGAACATGCTCGGCTATTGTTAAATCCCGTTCTCTCAAGAAGGTAAGTTGCGAATTTAATATATATACATTGAGACGGTGCACACATCAAGTATACTCAAGTGTTTTAATTACTGTCAAGAGGATTATTTCTCAAGCACGATTACTGTAGCACTAGCTTCCCTTTCGATAACATTGATGGCTGTGTAGGACGTTCCATCGGCCTGAAGGGGAACCACCAAGTCCAAGTACAAGCCGGCAATAATAACTTCATCGAAGGTATTAGTGTCTATATCCTCTATTCCCCACCTCAAGTAAACATCCTTGGTAATAGCATAAACCCTAATCCAGGTTGTATTGGCATTTAAAGTAATCTCGGTTGAGGCGGAGATGGAAGCGTCTATGGTTCTTGCCAAGGCCACACCTGTCGGTGTCATCTGGACTATCTTGCCGTACTTATCTGCTGGTAATTCCCATTGTTTAATAGCCATAGTTTAAGGAAATGATACTGAACTTGACGGACTGGCACTGGCTGACGGTGAAACCGATGCGCTTCCACTGTAAGATGGGCTTCCTGATTTTGAACCACTAGCTGACGGACTGGCACTACCAGATGGACTAGCGGACTTAGAAGCTGATTTAGAGGCACTTCCAGACGGACTCTTGGAACCCGATGGCGAAACCGAGGCACTAAAACTCACTGATGCCGATTCAGAACCTGACGGGCTAGCTGATTTAGATCCAGATTTAGATCCGGATGCGCTTCCAGAGGCAGAAGGAGATTGGGATTCTGAGCCCGACTGTGATGGGCTAACGCTTCCAGAGGGACTAGCTGACTTAGAAGCCGACTCACTTCCAGACTCAGAAGGTGAAAGAGAACCAGAGGGGCTGGCTGATTTAGATCCACTTTTGGAACTACTGGCTGAACCAGATGCAGACTCTGAGGCTGAAGGACTTTCACTCTCACTACCAGACTCAGATTCAGATGCACTAGCTGATTTAGAGGCACTTTTAGACCCAGAGGCGCTTCCTGAGGCGCTTCCTGAAGCCGAGGCACTCTTAGAACCACTTTTACTCCCAGAGGCTGAACCACTTGCACTCTCTGAGCCGGAGGGTGAGAGAGAACCTGAGGGCGAAATACTTGGGCTGATACTTTTACTGGCAGATTTAGACGCAGACCCAGAGGGTGATAGAGACTGAGATCTGCTTCCACTCTTTGAGGCTGACTTGGACGCACTCTTACTGGCCGACTTGGACTCACTACGACTCGGTGAGACCGACCTTGAAGGCGAAGGCGAACCTGATGGCGAAGCAGATTTGGACTCTGACGCTACTTCTGTTCCTGGTACACTCCAAATAGCGGAAGTAGAACTCCCAGTATTGATATAAACATTCCTGCCGGTTCTATTAAGAAGGTAAAAGATCGCGCCCTGCTTGAATCCTGAATATCCAGTAGGCAGAGTGTTACCTTCTGCCTCAAGGATATTATCAGTCGAAGTGTGGTCTGGCTGGGTAGGGGACTTAATCAAATCGTTGTCCCATCTTAAAACTCTATTTGTCCGGTAAGGAGCAAGAGCTGTTAAGAAGCTGGTTTCAGTCGTGGTTCTGTTACCACTATCAATCGCCTCGATCCTGGCGAGTTCTGCTTGCGTATCTTTAGACAAATTTGATTTTAGTTCAAAACTACTCATATCACAAAAAAAGGGAGCTTAAATGGGATTAGGGAGAGACCCTTTTCCCAAGCTCCCAAGTAAGACCTTAACTATTTACTTGTTAAGAAAACTTTGCAAAAATTTCACCTGCTTGATGTCTAGCAATATCTTTAACTTTAGCTCCGTAAACGAACAGGTCTTTATAAGCTGTCCCAAAGTCTCCAGGTAGATCCTCTTCCATACGAACTTGCAATACTTTCTCGGCGAAGGTCATCCAATTCTGATGCCCAAAAAGCAAGTGGTATCCATCAGTGTTGTTGCCATCTAGTCTGTTGCTCTTAAAGAGCTGGAATCCCTGCAACTGTCCTATATAACCTTTCTTGACTAAGGTCTGGAACACTTCGTCAACATGAAGGGCAATACCAGTTCCCTGAGTAAGAGTTGTTTCAAACTCTGGAGGAATAATCATCCATCTGCCTTCATCAGGAACTGTGCTGTAACCGTTTTTCTCAGCTAGGTCTAGTGTTTCTTTTGCTTTAGCAACTTTAGCCAGAATATTAGAAGCAGTAATAGTTAGAACAGTTGCAGCCTCAATTTCAAAGGTAGACGCGGCGGCGATTGTTCCACCTGAATAAGCTGAATCTACATCGTCAAGGTCATCCTCAATCGTAATAGAGGTTGTGTTAGTAAAGGTTTTAACTCTGTACCAAGTAGTGTGTCCGGAAGCCTTGAAGCCCTTGCCTTCCATAGCCTCAGTAAACGTCGTTCCGGAACCAGTTACATTTCCAGAGGAATCAATTTCAACAGTTCCAGTTTCATAGTCGGTTCCAACTCTGTGCCCTGCCCCAACATCTCCGTAAAGGGCAAAAGCGAAAGTATCCATATTCTTGTTTCTTTCTCCAGCCACTTGAGTAACAACATAGGGTTCAGGATCTTTGATATAAGAAAGCCACTGGGCGAGTGTTTTTATTTTGAAGTAGAAAGCTCTATATTGGTCGATAACTAACTGACCATTGTTTTCGGTTATGTCGTCAGCCGTCATTGCGGCATTAGCGTAAGTTTTTTCAGTTATCTTATCGAAGTCCAGGATGTTTAGTTTGGAACCGACAGCGTTTATTTCACCCTGATAGTTTCTATTAACAATGGAGTCAAGAAGGCTCTTGTCGTAAACCCACTGCATGACCTTGCTGGAAAAACCTTCTGCTAATTTTGTTCCGTATGCTGACATATTGGTAAAGTTGTAGATTTCTTTACCGTCCCAAAAGGGGTTTGGAGTAATCTAGTTATAACTATATAAAATTGTTTTAATGGCTGTCAAGTAGCAAAACTCTTAAAGGTTAAAGTCTATCTTGTCGGCCTCTACATATTCCTTCCATTTATCGTAATCCGTTTCCCTTAGT